GCTAATATTAAATTTACAATTATCATTTTTTCTCTGGTTTTCATTCTTTAAAAATTAACTTTTCTTTTGAATCTTTAAAATATTGTTTTATTATATATTCTACTTGTGCTTTCCTAGTGCGGATTTTATCTTTGGCTTCCTTGTCTATCAGCTCTAGTAGTTCATCGTCAGGGTTTATGTTTATTGAATTTTTTTGCTTGTTAGTCATTTAATACTCTTTATTTGGTTATTCGTAAAATTTAAAATATTTTAATTCTTCCTCTGTAAAATCCCATTTAGATAAAGGATAATCTATATATACGTAACTATCAGCAGATCTATTACCTCTACAAGCTCTTATATCCTTTTTTAAACTATGGATATATCTATATAAAAAACCTAAAGGATCTTTCCATGATTCTTCTATAATTTCCTGTTTTAATCCCTCCAAGTCATTAACTAGCTGTACAATTAATTTATCTCTTAGTCCTTCTGCTCTTTCTTTACTTATCATCATTTAATCCTCATCATAAATAATTCTATAGGTTTACTTGTAAATAATGGAGGTTTACATTCATATTTTTTAAAATATATAGTAGTAATTTTTAAATCTTCTACGTCATCCTCATTTTGCGTTTCAATTACAATCTTGCATAAATAAGGAAAAAATTTAGGAGCTACTTTTTTGCATAAATCTTTTACAAATTTTTTATTATTTATTATCTTTTGTTTAATATTATCATCTAGAGGTATATAACTTATCTTAAAACCATCCTTATACTCTTCTTTATCGCGAATTTCTAATATTACTCTTTTTATAGTGTAAACATAAGTTTTTATGAAAGCATCTTCAAAATACAATAAATCAGATTCTTTACTTATCATTACTCTTATCCCCATTAGCTAGTTTATGTGAAAGGAAAGTACCTATGGTAACTAAATTACTTATGTCCCCAATTGGACTTCCAAATTCTACTAAATCAAATTTTTTAGCAAACTTATTCCAAAATTCTTTACTTATCTTTTTCCTTTCTTTTTTGTATTTTTTAAATGCTTCTTTATTTGATAAAGGGGTATCAAATTTAATATTGTTAATTGCTAAAAATTTTAATTCCTTATTCATTCTACTACCTCCCAATCGTCAGCCACTAAGTGATCATCTCTTAATGTAACTTCTCGACACTCATTTACATAAGTTGCCTTTTCAATCATTTCTTCTTCTTCGTCTTGATATTTTCTATATTGTGCTTCTGCATCTAAATATTTTTCATAAGATTTTTTAGAATCAAAAACAAACTCTTTTATAAAACGACCAAAAAATATATTGCTATTATTACAATAAATATAATGCGTGTGATGCCAATTTTTACGTCTTATTTTTTTACCTTCTCTTGCCTCTTTCATTGCTTCAATTATGTTCATTTTTCTACCACCTCCCAGTCATTTGCAAAAAATCATCTTTTGATATATAAAATAGATCCACAGATTCACTATAGTATCCATTTGAAATACCGAACCAAGTTATATCCACGTACCCTTTAATCGTCGCTAACTTATAAAAAGTCCATGTATAGGAATCACTGTATGGGGGACTTCATTTTCACTTGAATTACTATTCTCTTCCGCTTTTAAAATAGGAGTGTTTAATAAATCTTCAAAATTACCGCTTACCTCTTTTATCTCAACATCTTCGCAACAGTCCTGTTTATGCCCCATGAAGTACAAACCATCTTTTGTTTTAAAGACAATTATTTCTCCATCTCTATTCGTCCTGAAACGGGTGATATCAAGGAAAACTTGACCATATAAACTTTTAAAGTCTATACTTTCTTGACAATTGTCCCATGCTATAGTTAAAGCTTTTACTATATTCATTTTCTATACCCATACATTTTCATAACCACATTCACAGAAATAAATTTCTTTATCCCCTATGTCTATTAAATCATCAGGATCGTACTCCTTACCGCATTCAGCACATTCAATTGTCATTTTCTTTCTTTTAACCTCTCAATTATATATATTAAGTCTTCTAAACTATTGTGAGCAATAACTATATAAAAATGTTCATCATAATACTTGTTTAAAAGTCTAATAATTAATTCTTCTCTAGTAAGACCTGTGTGTTTCAATATCTGTTTCATAGTCAAATCTAAGTTAGGATGTAATTCTTCCATAAAAACTTCTTTTTCTTTTGTATTACTCATTTTGCTTTTCCCTCACAATATTTTGTTACTAATAACCTAAGATAATTTAATTTTACTTCTGTTTCGTTACTACCCCAATTGTCCATAATATAATCTACTATCTCGTTTTCGAGTTCTTTTACTTTTGTGTTATTCATTTTGTTACTTCCCAATCTTTTGAGTTTAAATGTTGCAAGCCTTATTGTCAGCATACCCAGTAAATCTACCATGGAAAACTTTAGTATACATAGTTTCTTTTATTGTAAATTTGCTATTGGTATTATCTCTTAACCACTTTGATAAGGTTAGAATTGATACTTGATCGTTTGTAGTGTTTAACAACTCTTCAATTTTTGCTTTTGTTATAAAAGTACTATTTTTAGCGCTCATAATTTTAATCCCTTATTTCTTTTATAATTACATATTACAATAATTTATAATTATTGTCAATAACTATTTGATAATAAAAAATTATTTTTAGTTATTTTATTACAAGAAAAAATAAAACATAAGGGTAAAACTAGCATAGATAATTGGAATGGGTTATTGGATGCTTTTAGGTTTATAAAGAGGCAGTTTTTAATGTGTCCAGAAAACGAGCGTTTTTTTGATACCTGTGCTTTATTGATTTGTTAAATCATTTTTTATTTGTTCGACAATTTCTCTGTTCTGTTGTTCATTATCAGAACAAGGTTTGCCATCATTACGAATATTAGCAGAAGATAAATCATTTAAAGTTGGGTATGTACTAACATCTTTAGCCATTAAACAATATTCCGTACCATCAAAGAAACATCTTCCGTCGTCCTTTAATGTAAAAAAATAAGTCTTGTCGTTAATAGTGATAGTAAAATATACTTCACTAAGCTTAACCTTAATAATGTTTTTAGTATATTCATCACAGAAACTGACGCCTTCTGATAAAAACTTTAGTTTCTTATCCATTCCAATTACTCCCTCTGTGGTTCTATACAAAAATCCATGTGCAACGCATGATATACCGCTATATTTAAACTCTTCAATAACTCATCCGTATTCAAATTTTCTACTGTGATTTTAATCTCGTCTTCATTCTTATATAAAATAGTAACCCCTCCTTTATAACCATATGCCTTGATAATATTTTCTAAAACAAGATTGAGGTTAGGTTTTTCCAGATACTTTACTCTAACTATGTTCATTTATGTGTCCTATTATTTAATCATTTACCAATCATAAGGATTCTTAAGCTCACGCAACAACCTTCTTTCTCTCTTTTTAGCTAGCATTTCATGAAACTTCTTAAGTGGGTCTGCTGCTTCTTCTGAATTTAAATCCTTAACAGGTATCCTCTTCTCGTATTGTTTTTCCTTCTCTCTATTGTACTTTTGAGTGCTTTTAGACTTTCGAGAATACTGATAAGTTAGGCCATACTTTTGTATATACTCGTTAAAAGCTTTCATATGTAATCCAAGAGTTTTAGCTACAGCTGACTTAGACTCGCCACTTTTTAACAACTCTTGTATTGCTTCAGGGGTATATCTTTGGAGAATTATGGCACTTTTAGAGTTATATTCCTTACTCATCTTTAGTCGTGTTCTTTTTTGCTTCTACTCGATCATTCATTAATCTTTCTACACGTGAAAGTCTATCGTGTAAAAGATCAGTTACTTTTGAAAGTTTTTTTATTAATTGATCCATAGTACTTATGCAATCATAAACTCCTTTTAATACCCATAATATAAGTATTATAAAACCTACAATTACTGCAACTATTAAATTTAAGAGCATAGCTTGTAACCTCTCTTTATTACTTTTTATTTTTAGGTTTTTCTGGAAATTCAACAAGTACTGTATATAACACTGCTTTTAAATTATGTATCATTTCTTCACGATCATCTATTTCTATTACTGACGAGAATTCCTCCACCAAGATTTCAGGAGTCACTTTCTTTGTTAAAATATCATTGTTCGTGTACTGCTGTCTTAGTATAGCAGCTGCTATATAATGTAGTTGCTCTGTTTTGTCTAGATCATCAAAATTTTTCATATATTTTTAAATCTCTTTTTAGGAAGCTTTAATATGGGTAATTTACGCTGAACTAAATTGTCTCTTGCTATAAAATAATCATATTCATCAGTTACCACCCAATCATTGCTAAAAGCATCTATATTCGACAAAAGACTATAATTTTTATAAATAGCCTCTCCTGTTTTATCAAAACTCAATATCCTTAAGCGGTCAGTTTTTTTGTTTTTATAAATACAATAACTTGTGTTTTTCCTCTTAATAGCAGCATCTTTTTCATATACTGCTTTTATTGCTTCTATGAAATCCATGTTTTAGTTCTTTATATACTCCTTAATAAAATCTAATATTACATTGGTAACATTAGTCTTATTACGGATAGCTTTCACTTTAAGATTGTCCTTTACGGATTCAGGCACAAGTATCGTGATCCCTACCATTTTTTCTTTTACCACTTCTTTAAGAGCTTCTGCCTTATGAAGGTTGGAATTATTTTTTAGTTTAGGTTTTAAAGCCATTTCATTGCCTCTAGTATTTCATCTCTTATAGAATCTATTTCTAACGTTGCATCGTTAAAAACCTGAGTATACACAGTATTGCCCTCGCTTGCAGAAGTTGGATATACCACTCGCTGCGTAGTATATGAATTAAGAACGGGTAGTTCATATTGTTTTAAAGCCTCTACTACTTCTTGGCTTAATTTAGTATTTTTAATAACCCTACTAACGACAAAAGCTGCCAATGGCTTACCATTAGCAACGTCCTGTCGCGCTTCGATTATTTCTACTAAATCAGATGTTGCCCAGATATCCCAAGGAGACGGTTGGACTGGTACTAAAACAAAATCCGCTATTTTTACAGCAGCAGCAGCGAGTTTAGTTACTGATGGCGCTCCATCGATAACAATAAACTCGTAACCTGCTTTTACTGCCTCTATATCACTTGCGAGTGAAACTCTATCTAATCCTATAATCGGGATAATTTTACCATCGTTTTCTACATTCCAATCTCTAGCTGATCCTTGAGGATCGCTGTCGACAAGTAATACTTTATGACCTAAGTTCTGTAATGAATGAGTAAGGTTTATAGCAATCGTAGTCTTACCACATCCGCCTTTCTGGTTAAGTACTGCTATTATTTTCATATATACTAATATATTAATTTACTGATACTAATATATACGCTTTGCTGTATATTGCAATATATTAATTTAATAATATTAGTATATATTAGTTTTTATAAACTACAATATATTAGTTTATTAGAATTATTATAACGGCTTACAACTGCTTCTCCCAAAAACTCTGGAATTAAAGGCACAACACTATTACCTAAGGCCATAAGACGCTGCTTGCGACTTCCTCCTTCCGTCCAGCTAATAGGATAGCCCATAAGCCATTCTACCCAATCAGGGTTCAACCTCTCATCTTTTAGCCTTGCTACTTCTAAAGGCTCTTCTCCCCATTGCTTAATTCCTCGGCGGCAATAGTACATGCCAATCTGCTCTTGTGTGCATATTGGGCTAATTTCTTCAAATCCCCCACATCTTTGTAATCCCTGCTGGTCGGTGTCGGGAAGAATCTTACATATCTGGCTAGCCCCAGACTTCCTGATATCCCGTTCCTGTTGTGTTTGCGGATACTTCCTGTTTTTGTTACCATGTAAACATCGTCCTTGCTGATTATATTCCCTATGCTCGCATCGCTTGCAGTCGGGGTCGGAAGCATTTTTACAACTGTCTCCAAGTGCGGACTCTGTCTCCTCCTTTCCGATGGACAATCCGACTTTGCAGAGGCAAGCGGGGTAGGCAATAATCCATATCCTGTCCCGTCTGTGAGGTGCGCCAAAGGCAGAAGCCGGTATGCAATGCCATTCCGCATTATACCCGATCTCCCATAAATCTTGCAGGACGTTGATAAGTCCCGTGCTACGAAGGTTTGCCACGTTTTCGATAATTGCATATTTTGGTCTAATTTCATTTATTAACCTCGCAAATTCTTTCCATAGTCCTGAGCGTTTAGCCGCTATTCCTTTCTGTTTGCCTGCTACCGATATGTCTTGGCAAGGGAATCCTCCCGCAATCACGTCTATTCTTGGCAGAGCTTTTAAGTCTTCCTTATGCATAGCGGTAATATCAGTAAATATCGGTACGGATGGCCAGTGTTTTGTTAGTATTTTCCGGCAGAATGGATTAATCTCACAAAATGCGACCGTTCTCATCCCTCCAGCTTCCAATCCTATTGAAAATCCCCCGATCCCTGAGAAAATATCTAGAACATTTAACATCTTTTTTTAATTACTTTACGTTCTTATCTACTTTAAAGTAATTATACCATAGGCTTTGGCTACCCCGATTTTCTTATGATTTTTTAAAGATGTCGTGATGATACACCTCAGGTTCTCTGGGACGTAACTTTTCTCTTTCCCTGCGAACTTTTACCAGTTCTCTGTACCGAGCAAATGCTGCACGTTGATCTTGCTTAATTGCACTTAGTATATCTTTTTCTTCTTCTGCTAAAGGTTTTCTATATGCCTTTCTACCTACACCATTAATATATCTTCCTGTCGACATAATCATTTCTTCATATTTTTTTCTAACAAATCCAAGTTTTTTATTGCTTCATCTAGCTCTTTTACAAATACTTTTGCCTCTTCTATTTCCAGTTCTTTTGATACCGCTTTGTCTTCCTGAGTACGAGTTTCTATGTTCATTTTGGTTAATGCTAAACTTCCTATCTGTTGCATCTGAATAAAATCTATTTTACCTTCTTTAAGTGCATTAAAACCAACATTAAGTATTTCTGCAGGCGTTTGTTCTTCAGAAAACGTCAAATAAACTGGTTGATTATCATTTTTATATTTATTGTCCCATCCCCCTTGTGTCCTAAGGTAAAAGGTAATTGCATTCAATTTATTCGCAGTGTTTTCCTTTTCCCGAATAAACCCCATAAGCATACTACCAACAAAGCTACAGGCTTTTGCCACCCCCCTGTTGTAGGCTTCAGATACTTCAGGTTGCCGTTTTTTAATTTCGTGAAAGGTGGTCTCTGAAAAACCAAAATATCCAGCAATTCTATTTATTGGTAAGTAAGCTGCTAATGCTTCTACTTGAGCTATTTGAGCTTCATCCAATTTTATTTTTTTCCTCATTCAATAATACAGCTTTTTTATTAGTTTCTTTTTCCCACCTCTTTATTATAACATCAACATAAGCTGGGGATAATTCCATCATGTAACAATTACGCTTTGACCGCTCACATGCAATTAACGTAGTACCGCTACCGCCAAACGGATCGTATACTCCTTCCGCTTGCGCGGAGTTATTAAGTATAGGCCTTAGCATGCATTCAAGCGGCTTTTGCGTACCGTGACCGGTTTGTTCTTCCTTTGTTTTTGCTCCGTAATTATTATTATCTATATCCCATACTGTTGTTTGATCACGACGTCCCTGCCAATTATGCCTGACTTTCTGGCTTTTTCTTACCGCATACCATAAAGGCTCGTGCTTATTGTGATAGTCTCCCCTGCTTAGTACCAAATAATTAAGTTTATTAACTCGAAGCCGCTATTTTCTATATGTTCGGCAAATTTATGAGTATACTTAGCACTATGCCAGACATAAGCTATATCACCGGTAAACAGAGAGTAAGCCTCAGACCAGTCATATCTATCATCATTTAGTACCTTGCCTGTGTTTCTACCTCCTTTGCCTACTTCATTACGCCACTCAGGCTCATAATTCACTCCATACGGCGGATCAGTTACCATCAAAATCGGCTTTGCTCCACCCATTAGTTTTTCAACATGCTGCGGGTTAGTACTATCCCCGCACATTAAACGATGAGACCCAAGCATGTAAATATCACCAAGCTTGGAAGTAGCTTCTGTCGGGAGTTCTATTTCCTCTTCTTCCCCTATTTCTTCTAATATGGTTTTATCAAATATAGGCGCGAGCATTTCCTTATCCATGCCAAAAGATAATAGCTCCTCCATATCAAACCGCTCCGTTAGCACATCAAAGTCATATTCACCGAACGCTAGGTTATCTCTGATATTCAACCTGTCTATTTCCTCCTGCGTTAGTTTTCTACTGGGCATTAACACCTCAATTTCAGTCTCATCATCATAACCTGCCATATATAAAGCTTTTTTGCGTTGATGACCGCCGATAATAGTGTAATCGTTATCTACTATTATTCTTTGATGATACCCGTCCTCCTTGATATGAGAAGCTAACTTATCCAGCATTTCCTTCGTTATTTTCCTCGGGTTATTAGGATATTCTTTTAAATGTGCCAGTTTAATACCGGTAGCCTGCCATGTTATAGTTTCATGATTACTTGGATGGTTCATTTTCTAGCTCCTCTATTCTATCTTTGAATGCCGAAATAATTTCCTCCTCGGTACAAATCCCTGAAGAGATTGAATCCAAAATGGACATAAACAGGAGTTCTCCTGTTTCAAGAAAGCTTTTCGGGTCTTTTTCTAACGTCTTGAGTAATACATTAAAATCCATAGGAAAAGGTTTCTTGTCTTCAGGAACAGCAAGTCCTAGCAATAAAAACTCTTTAAACTCATTGCTAATATTCCCCTTTAAATACTGATCAATAATAATTTCTTCACATTTTGCTTTCATTTACTGCTCTATTTAATTTTGCATGATATTTCTCATAATGCTTAGCAAACTGCTTATCCTTATTCCTTTCTAATTGTACCAGATTTTTTGATTGGTTAATCAATATCTCAAGGTCGTCAAATGATTCCGATAGCTGAGTTAAATGCCTAGTAACCATTTTCTTTTGCTGGTCTATTTGTGATATTAAAGATAAGTAATTCTCATTCCTGCCTAAATTGCTGTTTAATAACCAATAACGCATTTCAGTAAACTCGTAACACGTATTATAATTCTCTATCGCATTGTAAACACTGCTAATACAGCGTTGTATCTCTTGACTCATTACCCCTCTTTAAAATGGTAGTTCATCTCCTGTAAAAGGATCATTTGCTTGTTTATTATTTGCTTGCGTGTAATTAATCGGAAACTTTCCGCTTCTCTCATCCATAAACTCGCTGTATCTGGCATGATCGGGAGTAATAATAGTCTTGATCTCGTTACAGGGCTTATCGCCTTTATCATTAATGGTAATTTCAGCTACGCATATAAGGTTATCTAAATCGGCAAAGCTTCTAATGGTTCTTAGTTTTTCTGCCTCTGGTGATTTATCCTTGGAATGCAAACCGCGAGCAGAGTTAAGAATGGCTTTAATCATGCTCCTACCAATATCGGCATATCTATCACCCTCAGTCCCTAATCTACTATTCATATTACAAAGACCGATATTGCTCCATACTTTCCTATGTTCATACTCACCGCTTAAAATCACAAACTCGCAGGCTAGATATATACTAGTTCCTGCTTTGCTTAAGGTAGCGTAACCGTCAGGAAACTCTTGTGTAACGTGGTTGCCTTTCTTAAGCATTAACTTCACCTTTGCTATGGTTTTATGTGGTATTAGTTCGTAAGACATTTGCTCCTCGGCATCATTAAAATTATTCCATTTATTCATTGTTTTGCTCCCTTAGTTATTAATTGCTCAATATGGCTATCAATTCTGTTTGAAAGGTATCTTTTATAAAAATTGAAATTCGTATAATCGATAGGAGCTGTTCGGTTTAAAAGCTGTAAATCCTTCATATCTTCCCTAATTTTCTTTCTTAACATACTAATTGACTTATATTTTCTAGCTTCTAGTTCACTCATTTACTCCTCCTCTACTACTTCCCAAGTTGAAGGTGTGCCGTAATTTTCTTCCCATTCCCAATGCCCATCATAAACATAATTAGGTATGAATCTTTTTATTACTGGAAAAGTTAATTTATCCAACTCGTATATACGTTCAACTATTAGAAATTTTTTATTTTCTATGGTTATTCTACAAGAGCCATCTGTAATAGTTTTCCCTCGCTTCAAAAACTTTTTGTAAGCTTTGTGTAAATCCATTTACTCCTCCTTATTTACAATATGTTTGATATGCATCTTCCAAGGCTTTTAATCTCCTCTTTGAAAGAAATCTTTTATCAAAGAGACAATAGCCCAGGTTAATTGCGTCATAAATCTTACGTATATTTTCCTTGCCAAGTTGATTAACAAGATAGACGGCAATAAAACCATTGCTCCATTGATCCCATCTAATACGATTGCTCATAATTTCCGAGAATGCCTCGTCTACATAACCTTTCTCTATTAACTTGTTAATTCCTGCTATACTTAGTTTGAATCCCATATCTATTACCTATTTAACAAAATAATTATTCTTCTCTTTAGGTCTTTTCCCTTTATTAACGTGGAATAAACCATTACCATAAGTCTCCAACCATTTAACAAAATGCAGTAAATCAACCTCATTTTGAGCAAACTGCAGATATTGGAGAACCCTTGTTTTTTCTATTTCCTTACGCATAACTTAAAGCCATTTTTTCTGTTTTATTTGTTATATATCCCATTTCTGCAAGTTTTCTTTTTGCGTCAAATTGAAAGGACAAAATTACCGAGGCTTCAGCTTGACTTAAATTTTTGTATTGAGCAGGAATGTATTTCATTTGTTGCTTGGTGGCTTCAAAATTAGCCATTTTAATAAAATTCTGAATAGAGTAAGATTTTTCCTTTCTTTTGATAAAGTAGTTAGCAAGATTAACGGCTTGCCTTGTATCATCACCTTGATATATAATTTCAGGTTCTTCTTCTTTTGCCTTACTACAGCCAAGTAGTATCAAACTCTCACCTAAATTGATTAAACAACACCAACAATTAAATGTTGCCATGTAAAAAATATTACTATCTATTCTTACAAAAAGTATTTGCAACTTTTTTAACATATCAATTTGCACTACTCCTACATGACTTAAATCTTCCTTAATTTCCGCTTCATGTTGATGCCCGCAGAATTGACACTTCTTAGTCTGAACCGGTATCTCTCTATCGCAAGCCTTGCAGTTCTTTGTCTTAGCTTCTTTTTTGACTTTCTTAATAAATTTTATTTCTAAATCTATGTCTTGTTCTAACGAGCCATGGAGTACTGTTGAAATCCCGAAGTCCAACACAACACAGTCCTTTTTGATAATGTCAGGGTAAATGCTAGGTTCTATAGTTCTAAGCCCTCTGCCTATCATTTGTATCATTGTTGACTTAAAAGACGATTGACGCAGTAACACCACGCAACTAATAGGCGGATAGTCCCAACCTTCTGTAAGAATTGCTACATTAATCAGTACTTGAATTTCACCGATAGTTAGTTGATTTAATACAAATTCTCTTTGTTCTTTTGTAAGTTCACTTGTAACTACATCTGTTCTTATTCCATAACTTCTAAAGGCTACGCATACATGCTCGGCATGTTTTATAGTAGAACAAAATATCACTGTTTTACGGTCTCCTGCTTTTGCTTTCCAGTGTCTTATCACCTCGTCAACAATAACTGCTTGATCTAAAATATCTGCAACTTCACTTTCGCTATAATCACCTGCATTTTTCTTTTTAAGAGCCATTAATTTTTCTTGAGCAACATCTACTGAATAGGTGATCGGTTTTACTAAATGATTACTTTCTATCAATTCACCTAAAAAAATCTGATCACCGCAATTGTTGAATATCTGGCCTAAACTGCTTTTATCACCCCTTTGAGGTGTTGCAGTTATCCCGTATATCATGACATTAGGGTTAATTTCTTTCGCTTGTTGTATGATTTTTATATAACTTTTAGCAGTTACATGGTGCGTCTCGTCTATTACTAGCAAATCTAAATGAGGTATTGTTTTAAGAGTATTCTTTTTGGAAAGAGTCGGTACCATTGCAAAAACAACTTGTCCGCTCCAATCTTTAACTTCAGCATTGACAATTGAAGTGCTAAGAGAATGATTAACTTTTTCGAACTTATCGTTATTCTGCTCCGTTAATTCCTTACGATGAGCAACTACGCAAACTTTGAAATTAGGGTTTACCATACAAAAATGCCCTATTACGCTAGAGAGCATAATACTCTTACCAGCTCCTGTAGGTGCAACGCCAAGCGTGTTACCATGTTTTAACAGTGCTTCAATGCTTCTTTTTACAAACTCAATCTGACGTGGGCGAAGTGTAATCATTTTGGCTATTTTTTATCTAGTTCGTTGATTGCTTTCCGATGTATCCTGATCCACTCCCTGTCTTTAATGATTTGCTCGGGAGTTAGGGTTATTTTTTGCTTTACAGCGTTGGTGTATGACGTATTTAACCCGCTATAGTGAAGCTCCAGCGTTATTCCGGTCTGCACTATGGCATCCTCAAGTGCCGTTAGATGTCCTCCCGCCGTTAAGTCTTCGATGAAGAGTGGCGAAGCTTTAATGATGAGCGTTTCTTCTTTCTCGGTTACTTTCACCAAACGATTGTTCAGTAGGCTTAACAGATTGCTATCACTGATACTTGCTTTGAATTTAAGCCAGTTCCCTCTTGGCATATCCTTGGCAGTAACAGGCGTTTCTTGCTTATGAGGTTCTACCCGAGTCGGCTCAAGCAGTTGCATTGAAATCGTAACATCTTCGCCGTAAACAGACTGAATTGTTTTACGAATTTTAGCTTTTTCAATGTCGTTTAAGAGCATGGCTTTTGTTTGAATACAAACCTTTTGCTGGTCTTGTTCAACAAACTTGTAATCGTTTTGTATTTCACTGGATCGCTGCTCTCCGAAGGCTTGCTGCAAAGTGCGAGAGAGCAGTACGCTTCTTTCCTCCTTTTCTGTAAGCCTTGGTAAGTCTTCAAGGTTCATTTCGGGTATTTCCTCCTCCTTTTGTGGGTCGTTTAGCACTTTGGCCATTAGGTCTGACATGGCAAATAAGCCTGTGTTCTCGCTAGTTCGCTCTTTGTGTTGAGTGTGGGTGGCTTTTTCTTCCTTGTAGGTATGAGCAACTTGCCCCAGCTCCGCACGAGAGCAAGGGGCAAAAGTTGCGGGCTTGTCTTCGTGGGGTTTTTCTTTTTTGTAACTTTTTTCTTTTTCAGAGATAAAACCATTAGCGTAGCTATGGTTTATCTCTTCATCTACTGGGTTTCTATGTTCTGGCAATCCTTGAGAAGAACTAGGGTTGGCAGTATAGGTGGTAGTCAAATTTGTCTTGGATACCAGACATTTTTGACTTGTATCCAAGTCATTTTTGTCAGGAGTTTCAACTAATTTTAAGACACTTTTTCTATAAAATTCTTTGGGATTTTTTAAGATTTCAAGTGAATCTTTACTGCGTTTTGCAGAGTACACAAAATGATATTCTTTTCCCTTATACTTATATGATGTATGCGGTGTTATCTCATATATATCAGCTAATTGTGCTAAAAATCTACTCCGCTGTCTTGGACCCTGCTTACACTTCTTTTTTAACAGCTCTTTATTAAAAATTATCTCATCGGGATTTTTTAAGAAAAGAAATTCTAGAGCCGCTATAAATGTAATAGCTTCATGTACTATTGTCTTTGATGGATCGCATGCTCTTTTTATGTCAAGCCATTTATCATACCAACTGTTATATATATCCTGCTCGGTAACACTTTTCTTTTTTTGAAAATCTACATAGGATACGTTAGCCGCCTTACTCATCCTTTCCCTCATCTAAAATCTTGTTCAATAATGTGTCCAAATCTTCATAGTAAACTGAGGGCATTAACTTCATACAAGAAGGGCATAATAATGACCTCCCCTCAACTCTACTCATGCGATTTAACCTCTCGGCTATCGTTTTAATATCTTTCTGTCTTTGTGGAGTCATAAGCTACCTTTGCTATTATTATTTAGGCTAATCCCACGCCTTGCTGCATAACTCCGCAGAGCTTCCTTTATTGCTCGGATGCGTTGGTTTTCTGCTCTTGAGGCTAGCCATTCTTGGATTTTTTGCAGGAAGGAGGAGAAAAGAGGGGTCATATGGTTATTCTTAATTCAAATTGTGATAAATCTTTTTCATCTCTTCTAAAAATAATGTTTTAGAACATTTTTTTGAAAAAGATTCAGAAGTTTTGATCCTAACAAATGATACTTTTCCCTTTTTTTTGCCACTCTTTTTATCACTAGGAATGTTTGTTCTACGATCGATAATTTTAAAATTTGCTAATCTTTTTAAATCATTATCTAATATATCTAGGGTGCGATAATTTAATTTATCTCCCCAATCTTTTCTAATTATAGATGTTTCTTTATATTCTTTTTTATTATGATCCCATTCACTTACTTTAATTATTTCTTTAAAAAGTTTTAATAAACGTTCATAGATTTCTTGTTGTTTTATGGTCATTTTTTTCTGTTCTAGAGAAATTAAATGCTTTTCTATAAAATAAATTGGATGCATAAACATTTTTGTTAATTTTTTGATGGATAATAAAATATTTTCTTATAAATTAAGAGTAGTAAGATTTTACGATTCGGTTTTTATGAAAAAATTAACTAAAGAATTAAAAAAAACATTAGGGTTACTAGCGACTGGAACATTTTTGGAATACTTTGATTTGATGCTCTATGTTCATATGGCAGTTTTGCTTAATGGTTTGTTTTATCCGCCAACAGATCAATATTCTGCAGCTCTTTTATCTGCTTTAGGATTTAGTATTACTTTTATATTTAGACCAATAGGTGCTGTAATATTTGGATGGATAGGAGATAATTTCGGTCGTAAACCAGTTTTAATACTGACAACAATCATAATGAGCATATCATGTTTTATTATGGCGAATCTTCCGTGTTATGCCCAGATTGGAATTACTGCTTCTGTTGTAATGACTTTATGTCGAATTATGCAAAGTTTATCTTCAACTGGAGAAGTAACTAGCTGTTCACTATATATTATGGAGACAACAAGACCCCCTATCCAATATCCCGCAATGGGAATAACTTCATTATTCTCAGCTCTAGGAGGAACATTTGCTCTTGCTGTTGCCTCCATAGTAACAATAGAAGGTTTTAGCTGGAGATATGCTTTTTGGATAGGAATAATAATTGCATTAGTAGGAATGTATGCAAGAAAAGAATTAAAAGAAACTCCAGAGTTTGTAAATATTAAAAATAAAATAATAGAAACTGCAGATAAATTTAATATTTCTTTCACAGAAGCTAAAAAAATTTTAAATCTAAAAGAAGAAGATACCCCAAACCAAACTTGGATCTTTCTCCTAATTATTGAATGTGTTTTTCCTTTATATTATTATTTTGTTTATATCTATACAGGTGAAATTTTTAAAAGTCTTTTTAATTATTCATCTGAGAATGTTATCCATCATAATTTAGTTCTTTCTATTTTCGATTTAGGAAGAATAATATTGTTGATGTGGACTAGCTACTATATAAATCCTCTTAAAATACTAAAAATTCAACTTGTCATATCAGTAATTCTAGTTCTTTCATTACCTTTTTTACTAAACAATGTAACAGAACCTTATCATTTAACAATTATTCAATATGCAATGGCAGCATTTGCCATACATGGCTTGCCTGGTTTTCCAATTTTTTATAAATATATTCATATTTTACAACGTGCTAAGTATACAGGAATTACCTATGCTCTTGGCCGAGCTATAATGTTTGCTATCACTTCTTTTGGATTAGTAATATTAATACAAAATTTTGGTAATATTGGTTTGTTAATCTTATTTATTCCCATATTAATTTGTTACACAAGTGCATTATTCTACTTTGATAAACTTGAGAAAGAGTCAAATGCACAAAAATAAGTTTTGGGAATTAGAAGTAAGTTGAAGGAGAAATGATATGATAAAATTTGAGGATAGAATTTAAGGTGCTTATGGCTGAATTTACACAATTGGTTCAAAAGACTCGAGAAATGATAAAACTTGAAAAAAGCAAGTTTTATCATTTTCTTGGTTTTTTGACACTAGATGCAGTTCTTTTGATTTTCACTTTCTACTTTATATTTCAACAAGGTAAGTAGCTTATGACTAACCCCTTGATAATAGATTAATTATTTTGGATTTTAATATTTTACATTTATTGATTACTTTCTGTTGACTCTCATTATCATAATAGTAGTCATCAATCCCAGTATAGACCAATCCATACATGAATAAAAGTGTATTAATAAACATTATTATTATTTGTAAAACCCAATTTTCAATTAAATTGATTACTAGTATAAAGTTTAACAGGCAAAAAATAAATGTTAATACAATAGGAAATATCAATACTAAAAATCTTTTCATCACTCCACCATCCCCAATATCAAGTACATCCCAATAAGCTTAGAAGGAATCACACCTTCCTAAACATGCTAATAAAAAGCCGCAAGTAATCGCAATACTAATTATAGTTGTTGTCCATCCATCATTTTTAGGTTTATTTTCATCTTCTTTCATAACTCCCCCAATATCCAGTAATAAGCCGTAGGCATCCCAATCAATACTCCTATAACATAAATCCTAGTAATCCACTTTATGAAAGGGTCATCACTGTTCCATTCCATGCCCAACCTCCCCGAGTAAATTGTTTAACTGATGAACCTTACTTACTGTCATCGCACGACATAAATAAATAATCATATCGTGTAGTTTATCCTCCATCCTCTCGAATGAAACTTGAGTTGACCTAAGCTGTGCTTCTAAAACCTGGAAGGTAGCTTTATCACCATTTTGTTGTAAGTATTCTTCTGCACTTAATTTTTGGTTTTTTAAAAATGCTTCAATATTTTTAAGTTGGTCTATAATAGAGGATGCGACTACCTCCCAAGAACTATCTGCTTGCATAAATTACTATGTTTAATTGATAAGTGCCAGGGGCTGAAAACCAATTGCTGTACAACAATTATTCAGTTACCTTCATGCCAGAGGCACTTATAATAACTGACCCCTAGCATGAGAGCACTAAGTTATTGTTTGCAAGGGCAGGTTTTCAAATTGCCATTAGCTATTTTAGCTTAGCTAATTGATAAATCCTATGTCAACGCTTGGCTCAAGAAAAGAGGTTAAATTACAATTCTACTGGGTATAGTGAGGAGTTGTTGCCACATTAAAAATGCACTTGCAAATCTTAATAAGACTAGTTAGACTAGTTTTATAAATTATTATTAATGGATTACCCTTATGAAAAAATGGCAAATGCAAGAAGCTAAAGCAAAATTAAGCAAGCTTATAAAATCTGCTGTTAATTATGGCCCACAAGAAATAAGTGTTAGAGGTAAATCAACAGCAGTTATTCTATCTATCGATAAGTATAGAGAGTTAGTGAACACCAAAGACAATTTGGTAAAATTTATGCGAAAATCCCCGTTGGTAGGTATAGTATTGGATATTGAAAGAAATGCTGACGAACCACGGAAAATTAACTTATAATTATGGCTTATTTAATTGATACAAACGTAATCTGCGAAACAATAAAACCCACTCCAAATGCTAATGTCATTAAGTGGTTTAATTCGATAGCAAACGAAGATTTGTATATAAGTGTTTTAACTTTAGGTGAAATAAGAAAAGGCTTAGAAAAAATAAACGATTTAGACAAAAAGAGAAAAATATGCCTGTGGTTAGAACAAGACTTAGTATCTTGGTTTGGTGAGCGTATATTATCAATAGATGTAGATGTTGCAAATAAATGGGGAATAATATGCGCAGAAATCACAAAATCTGTACCTGTTATTGATAGTTTAATAGCTTCTACCGCGTTGCATTTTGACCTTATTTTAGTTACAAGAAATACAAAAGACTTTTGTTATCAAGGGCTTGAAGTAATTAATCCTTTTGAAAAATAATCAACTTCAAAAATAAAGCAAAACGCACAAGGTAATAATTTTACACAGTTTGTCATTTATTTGATAATAGGTTTACAATACATTGAATAAATGATATAATGAACGACACATTATTTTAAAATACATGTTTTAATTGAGTTGTTATTTAAACAGGTGAAAAATTACAAATATTATGCTTGTCGGTTATATGCGAGTCTCAAAAGCAGACGGCTCTCAAACAACAAATCTCCAATTAGATGCTCTAAAAGCACACGGCGTACAAGAGCCTTATATCTACGAAGATTATGCCTCAGGTAGAAATGATAAAAGACCGGGATTAGAGGCTTGTTTAAAATCCTTGAGAGAACATGATGTCTTAGTGGTCTGGAAACTTGACAGATTAGGGCGTAATCTCTCACACTTAGTCAAAACTATCACCGATCTTACTCGGCGGAATATCGGTTTTCGTATTTTATCAGGACAAGGAGCTAATATTGACACAACTACCGCCGCAGGACGTTTAACTTTTGGAATATTTGCATCGCTTGCTGAGTTTGAAAGTGATTTAATTAGCGAGCGAGTAAAAGCAGGACTCGCCGCAGCTCGTGCTAGAGGTACGAATGGTGGTAGAAAATTTCAATTAAGTAAAGCACAAGTACGAATGGTGGAGGCCGCTATGAAAAATAGGGATACTTCTGTAACCGATCTTTGCAAAGAATTAAAAATAACACGCAGTACACTATATAGTTACGTTAGCCCAACAGGCGAGCTTCGCGCGCGGGCATTAAAACGGCTTAAACTTTAGACGTATACTAGTATACGCATGCCTAAAAAGCCTATAGAACTAAGCTTGGTTTCGTGTTATAGTAATACGAGGGTAAGTGAACGTCCGCTGCATGCGTGGTGTCTTTGCGGTTTACCGACTTAGTCCTAGCTTACCTCATTTTACAACTTTAAAATTTTTAAGCAGTTATGTACGCAATATCATTCGACATGGAAGTGGCAAAGTTAAAAGAAAACTACGGCGAGCCCTATAATAAAGCTTATGATGAAATTAGGGCAATGATGGAAGATTTAGGTTTTATTGGAACACAAGGTAGTCTTTATCTTTCCAAAAATGAAAAGAACGATCTTACGACTGTTTACAAGGTAATTAATAAGCTATCTAACGTTCAGTGGTTCTCTGACTCAGTACGAGATATTAGAGCCTTTAAAGTAGAAGACTGGTCGGATTTTACCGAGATAGTTAGAAATAATAATAAATAGTCTATTTTTCTAACTCCTTTTTTCGTTTAGCAACTTTAGCAACAGTACCTTTTGAGCATCTAAGTGAGCTCATAATCACACTATATGGCTCGTTCTTTGAAAGTAACAGCTCAATTTTTCTATGTAATTCAGTATCTTCTCTTCTACCTTTGTATAATCCTTGAGATTTGGCTTTTATTATTCCTTCTGAGTGTTTATGTTTATGACGTTGGTAATCTTTACGAACTATTGCATCTAACATATCAAACATTAAGTCGTTGATTACCATTAACATGGTATCAGTAAATTTATCGTTATATTCTATAATTTGATGACTTGTTGGTATATCAAGAAAAATTATTTTAAGCTGTTTTGTTTTAATAATTGTTTTTAACTTGTTCCAGTCTATATCATTTAATCTTGAGATACGATCTATCTGCTCAATTAAAATAATATCGCCGGTTTGAGCCATATCCAATAATCTAAATAATTCAGGGTGTTCTAGTTTGGCCCTACTTTCATTCTCTGTAAAAAAAGCTGTAATAGGCAAATTTGAATTATTAGCAAAATGGATTATGGTGTTTATTGCTTTTATTGCATCTTGTATTTTTGTTGATGCCCTTATATGTCCATATACATATCCATATACACGAAAATTTATAGTCATAAAAAATTATCTTTAATTATTAAATTGAAATTTATCAACTATCCCAAAGACTGATAGCCTTTGAAAACCATCTGTGTTTCTATTCTCTAAGTCATACGCCTTTAGCTCCTGTTCTCCGAATATCTTAGTTTTTCTTGGAGCTTCCTCCTTGGGAATATTAGCTTTTATGCGGAAGTTATCATTGCTAGTTTTAACAGCGTCTCGCATCTCAAATCGCAGACACTTACCGAAATATGCCATAAACTGCGCTTTCGAGCAAAACCTATTATCTCGCCGTTTTGACATTGAGAGGAGTATTTCATTCATTGCATTTAGGCTAAAGTCTCGTCCTGACAGGCTTTGTAGTTTAGTGCAGTCCTCTTTTATCAATGGGTAGTGATGGCTTAATGATTGAGGCTCTTTGTACTGGTTAAAACGATAAATTCTTGCCTTTGCCTGTGCCATAGTAGGCTTTTTCCGCTTATTAGAGGGTCTTTTTTTGAGTTTAGTGGGGGTAGTAGGTGAAAATTCTCTAATTTGAGGTTCTGTATTTTCCTCAAGTTTACCACTTTCAAAATTTTGTAAAAAATTAGATTTCAGATCTATATCTTCAATATCTTTATTTTCATATATATAGAGAGGGTCGTTTTCTCGGGACTTAAATGTCACGATAGAATTTTCTGTGGGGCTTGTATTTTCTAGCCTTTCCTCCTTATAACTAAACTCATAACTAAATCGATATTTTTTGCCATTATAAGTAATAGAATTATGGTAAGAAATATCTAATATATCCGCTAGCTCTTCAATAATCCTTATATTCTGCCTTCTTTCAACGAATGTAAAAGTAGAAATATATTTGTGATTTAGGAATACTCTTTCCCCTTTGATTAGTTTTCCCATAACAGCACTAAGTAATTTATTAGCTGGGCTACTAAGAAAAAAGGACTTTTGACGAATTGGCTTAACCTTTTGATTAGCTCTATTTATCTTATCCCAGTTAATATAACTCTTACGATAGCGGGCTTTTTCTTCCTTAAATGAGTAGAGTTTGCATAGTTGTTCTAGGTATGATTCCGTAAAGGTTAATTTTTGCTCTTGTTGTTTTGCCATATTCTCTAAAAATTTTAATAATTTATAATTTTTTAGAAAAAGTGCCTTGACGAAGAGACAATATACCACTATACTCCAAACTGTTATATGTAAGGAGTTTGGGTGCTTTCTCTTCTGGGTCGGCACTCTTTCTTTTTTTATCGCTATTGTTTCTGATGTTTTAATTCCTATTTTCTACAAATACTCTCCATAACCTCCTAATTTTTACTTACATAACAAACAAGAATATTAACTATTTTATTAAAATCAAGTTATATCTTGAAGTTTTTATCAAAAAGCTTATATAATTATTAAAATTAGTATGCCTAGAATAATATAAAAAATATATGGAAGACATGACTATTAAAGCAATAAATGACAGTGATCTTTTCACTCAAAAACAAAAAAACGTTCTTGCTACTTTAGTAGCAGTGGCAGTAGATAACGTTGCATATATTAGTGTACCATCTATTAGCAAGGCAATTAAATTAGCTCCTAATAGTACATATATTGTTCTCCGTTCTTTAGAAAATGGTGGATATATTTCTAGAAAACGTGATCAATCTCAAAAAAATAACTCTTATAATATAAATAAAGAAAAATTAGATTGGCTTGTAAAAATATACAAAAAAAAGAAAATAGGGTTAAATTTAATAAAAAAATAAAAATATTTTTCAAAAAAGCTTGACTAGTCAATAATATTTTTCTATACTCATCTCATAAGGCAATAAAAAAACGCCTTAAGTTGGAAGCTTAAGACGTTTTAAGAACCTTATAAGTTGTAAGAATTAACCAGTAATCAGACTCAATAATTCTTACTTTCAATAACCCAAATTGAGAAGAAAGTATATATGCAAAATATCTCAACGCTACCATTATGTCAAGGTAGAAATTCTTACGAAAAAAATCGTAAAAACATTAATAATCTAGCAAGTTATGGTACAATAGAACCATCCACTTGTAAATTATCTGCTGTGTCACGACTTGAAGAACTAAGCGTTGCCAAGGCTAAGGAAGTTTTAAGAAAAATGCTATTGCCCTCAAGAGAAGCGGTACAAGTATTTTCTAATCTTGAGCAATTAAGGGAAGCGATAAAAATTTCTAATGAGCGTCAAGCAGTAAAATTACCAGCTAACATAACCGAAGCTCCTAAGTTTCACGAGGCTAAAAGTGAACCTGTAGAATTATCAGCATCTAGCAAAGAAACATTTGCTAGAATCGGTGAAAGAGCAAGGGAAGCGTTTATAGAGGAGCAGATTGAGAGAGCTGACTTTTATAACATTCCCTATAAAAGTTATGGTGAGAATTACTACCAATTAATGCTTGATATTGATAAATACGAGTATTTACTGGGAAAGGCAAACGACTATTGTGTAGACTGGGATAGTAGCGAATATGACCTTGTAGCTCTAGAGCAGGCAATAGAAGAAGCTGAGCATAATGCTTACATGGCCGATCAGGAGTTACGTTCTTATTATTCACAATCAAGAGGAATAGAGGTTTAATATGGCTATAAAAGATCGTTTTATTCCGAAAGAAGAGTTTATGAGGTTGTTATTTACTAAAATTGATGGTGTAGATACGCACGAATTGTCAATGTGGCTTAAGTCTCAAACTAACAATCAATGGGTAGTAGTTCCAAAAACTTTTTGTGATTTATTGTTACAATTTATTGAGGGATTTAATAAATATAATTTTCTTGTAATTGAAAAAGAAACATTAGAAACATTTGAGAATTTAAAAAAATATTTATAGGAATACATTAAACTATTAATACAGAAAGTTATAAATAAAGAAATAATGGTATTAGTATGGAAAACAAGCAACAATGGCTAAGGGAGCGTAAGAATTACTTGGGTGGAAGTGATCTAGGTGCTATCGCAGGACTTAACCCTTATAGGACTGCTCTTGACGTATACTTAGATAAAACCAGCGATGACATAACCGAAGAGACTAACGCTGCAATGAGGTGGGGCAACCTTTTAGAAGATGTGGTTGCTAAGGCTTATAGTGAGGATACTGGCTATGATGTGGAAATAGAGCCAAACACGATTTATCATCCTGAATATTCATTTTTAGCAGCTAATATTGATCGGTGGGCAGATAATAAAAGGCGTATTCTTGAATGTAAAACTGCTTCGTTTCTTAAAGCTAAAGAATGGGGCGACTTAGGGACTGACCAAATCCCCGAGTCCTATCTTATTCAAAACGCTACATATTCGGCAGTTTGTAATGTTCCAGTAGTTGATACAGCAGTACTCATCGGAGGTCAAGATTTTAGAATATACACGTATAATAGAAATAAGGAGTTAGAGGAAAAGCTAATTAAAATAGCCTGTAATTTCTGGCATAACCATATAGAAAAAAGAATCCCGCCTAAATGTGTGAGTACTAGGGATACATTTAATTTATTTCCACAAAGTAACCATCACGAAATAGTAGCGGAAAGTAACATTTTGGAAAAATGGGAACAACTTAAAGCGGCTAAGGAGGAAGAAAATAGGATAGCTGATACCATTGAGAAATTAAAGACCGATATACAGGAATTTATGAGAGATTATGATGTACTAATAGACATTAACGGCAATGTGATAGCCACATGGAAAAACACTGTTCCGAGGTCTCTTGTGAACGTCAATAAACTAAAGGAAATGTTTAAGGACGCATACGAACAATGTCTAAACACAGGAAAGCAATCAAGAATGTTTTTAATTAAGTGAGGTAACAATGGTTTGTAATATTCACTTTATGGCATACGCAGTATTAATATTGGCTACTAGTATATGGATAACAGTTTTGTATAGAGATTTTAACAAGAAAATAGAAGAGGAGGAGGTTGAAGAAAATGAGTAATACAAGCTATATTCATACAGGAAAAATCAAATTTTATAACGAAGAAAAAGGCTATGGCTTTATTATTGACGATGACGATCATGATGAAGAATATTTTTTTAATAAAACACAAGCTTTTAATGCAGGTATTGGACCGAAAGATATAGGAGCTAGTGTCTCTTATTTACTGGATTACGACAAAGAAAAGCACAGATATAAGGTTATTAATTTAGAAATGTAATTAAAAGAAAGGATATAGAAAATGAGTAATATAGCAGTAAAAACAACGTTATTAACACCGAGTAATTTAAAAGAAGCTATGGAGTATGCTACTATTATAGCAAATAGTGCTATGGTGCCAAAAACTTACCAAGGTAAAGCAGCAGATATTCTGGTTGCCGTACAGATGGGAGCTGAACTTGGGTTAAAGCCTATACAGGCTTTGCAGAATATAGCGGTTATTAACGGCAAACCCTCCGTGTATGGCGACGCATTACTTGCTCTTGTACAGGCGCATTCGTCATTTGAAGATATCAAGGAGTGGTATGATGAGAAAACAAATACAGTTTTTTGCACAGTAAAACGTAAGAACCAAACTGAGCATACTGTAAGCTTTAGCATAGAAGATGCTAAAAAGGCTGGTTTATGGGGTAAGACTGGTCCTTGGACTCAGTATCCGAAAAGAATGATGCAGATGAGAGCTAGAGGTTTTGCTCTTAGAGATAAGTTTGCAGATGCTTTAGGAGGCTTGATAACAGTTGAAGAGGCACAAGACTATCAGGTAGTAGATATGCCAGAAAAGAACGTAACACATGTGACAAAAACCGATATGCTAAGCAACAAACTCGATCACGTTGTACTAGAGAAGAAAGAAGTAACAAGGCAAGAGCCGAGCGAAACTTTAGCCAAATTCATAGAACTTATTAAATTCGATGACGTTGTACTAGAGGAGGAAGAAGTAACAAGGCAAGAGCCAAGCGAAACTTTGTCTGAATTAATAGAACTTATTAAATTGCATAACGTATCAAGTGAGAT